AATACTGAAGCGATAATCTTATCCTCTTGTTGATACTATTTAGGAGTCTTCTTCTTAAACAATTCTTTTTCAGTTAAAATCTGAAACTTCCAATTTCTGTCCTTACAATACTCCATGGCAGCTTCCCACTTAGCCTGATTCACTCCCCACGTTTTAACTTCATTTAAATACTTCTTTGTTAATCTTTTCTGTGCTTTGGGGGCGTGTGTCTGTCCATATGGCTTCACTTCAATCATGATGACTTCTTTGTTGGTTGTCTTAATTACAAAGTCAACAAAGTATCTGTGTTTCTTCCCATCAATGGGTGATCTGTATGGGATAGGGAATGGTTCTGAAACCCACCAAATTATATCTGGATTCTTATCAAAGTATGTCATACAATTTAATTCCCATGACGAGCGATATGTTATGTCACTTGCATCACCTTTATACTTCTCTGGAAACTTACATTGATACTTACCTTTATAGAATTGAGCCATAATTTGCCTTATAAATAGAGAGTTATCACTACACTTGCCCATATTTATAAAGGTAAACAGAATGCCAAAGATCAATTTAAAACAAGCCTTCACTTCCGCAAAGAATGATGCCGTAGCGTCAGCCCAAGGTAAACTCGAATCGTTAGCGGGTGCTGCAGGTAAAGGTATGTTTGGTGTGTCGATTGGTAAGAATGGTATATCTATTAATGCCAACTTCAATGAACTCTTAGCTAAGAAGACGACAGGTAACTTAGTTAAAAGCCCATTAGCAGTACTATTCAATAACCCCAAAATAAAAGATCAATTACAGTTTCCATCAACCTTGGATAATGATCATTATATGATCTTCAGCGTTGTTGAGACAGACAGAGCCAATCGTTCTGTAGCACCTACCACCACAGTAACAAGAAATATAATTCTCCCAATTCCAGGAAACCTTGGTGTTTCTTACGGTGCAGATTATGAGAATGCTGAGCTTGGAAACTTTGGCGCATTTATTACAGGCGATTTAAATACTACTGGTGCTGGGAATGATGTTGCTAATCTGCTCAAACAAAAGTTTCAAGGTTTGAAGAGTGAGCTCAAGGGTGGTGAAGGCGATTCATTAAAAGAAGCACAAGGTATTGGTGCAGCTGCAGCAGCAACTGCAGTCGGTGCGTCTGCTGGTGGGGCTATCGGTGCATTGACTGCAGGTATTACTGGTGCTGCTACTGCTCAAGCAATAGGTAAGAAAGAAGGGTTGGCATTAAACCCTCATATGGCGGTATTGTTTAAGGGTGTTGGATTTAGAGAGCATTCATTCACATACAAATTTGTTGCCCGAAACTCAGATGAGTCTGAACAGATTAAAAAAATAATCAACACATTTAAGTACCATATGCATCCAGATTATTTTGCTGGCAATATATCCTTCAGTTATCCTGACGAGTTTCAAATAAACTTTGCTGATGCTATCTCATCAAACCTATACAGTATCGGTAAATCTGTATTGAAAGGTATGGATGTTAATTATAACTCACAAGGTGTTCCATTATTTTTTGAAGATACTGGTGCTCCCGTGTCAATTGAAGTTACATTAAACTTCCAAGAAATAAAAATTATCACAAAGAGTGATATGGATAACCCAAATACAACTGGTGTTTCTATTGGGGGCGAATCATAATGTCAAATTACTTTTCTTATTTCCCAACTACTAAGCATGACATTAAGAATGATGGAAGCGATGTTGAATTAACGAACATCCTTCGCAGGTTTAAAATTGATTCTGAATTAAAGTCGCGTTCTGAAGTTTTCTATAACTATCAAATACAAGATGGTGACAGACCAGATACAATTGCTGAAAAGTATTATGGCAACGCCAAATATGCATGGCTTGTTCTACACTTCAATGAGATAGAAGATGCAATTTTTGATTGGCCATTGTTTGGTGACAACTTCGAAAACTTCATAATTAGTAAATATGGTTCTATCGCGACAGCACAAAGCACCATACATGAATACAGAATCTTTCTCACATATAAAGATGAGTCTGGTGTAAAGACTCCAGCAAAAAAGAGAATTAAATTTGACGGTTCTATAATAGAAGAGCGAACTGTTGTTGTTGATCAGACATCGTTTAACGCTACCGAAGCTGCCTACAAATACAATGCTACTGGCATATCTAAATATGATCATGAAATTAAATTAAATGATAATAAGAGAGATATCTCTTTGCTTGATGTTAAGTATCTAGAAACAGTACGCGATGAAGTTGAGACAATTCTTAGGAATGGTGTTTAATGACGACAGCAACAAGACCAACTCAGCGTGGATATAGAAAGGCTGGGGACATTGATATCCGAGCTTTCTCGCTTATATCTGGAGCTGGGCAGATTATTGATATTGAAGGGTTGGTAGCAGACTTCAGTATATACCAAGACATTGAATCACACTACATGAAGTGTGAGGTAACAATAACTGACTCTGTTGGTCTTATCAATTCACTATTGGGCAATCCAAACACCAAAGAGCTTGGTGGGTTTAATGGAAACGAATTTCTTCTTGTATCATTCAAATCAAATAGTGACGACCTAGATTACAAAAACTTTCTGTTTTCTTTATACCAATTAACTGATAGACAAAGAATAGAAGAAAGAAATGAAGCATATGTTATTTCTGGCATCAGCACCGAAGCATACTCAACAGCATCAAGAAAAATAAACCGAGCATTCGGTAGACAAGGCGGCAACCTGATCTCTAATATGGTCACAGCTGTTTATAACGAGTTCTTTAATAGTAACCAGTTACAAGGCTTGTATCGAAACATCAGCCAGTTAGCGGGCGTGCAAGTGAGTAAAGGGTTTGAGTGTGACGAGACTGTTGGACTTCACAAGTATATTGTCCCTAGCCTCACGATCGACGATACTATTGACTTCTTTGCTGATGAATCTGACTCGGCTGATCATGTTCCGCTGTATAACTTCTTCGAAAATACTAACGGTTATCAATACAAAAACATAAGCAATCTTGTGACACAAGCACCGATCGCCATGTTCGCATACGCTCCTTCTAACAATACGTCAGAAGTAGGATCTGCTAACGAGAATGATGACCTGCGAAAAATAAGATCATTCCTTGTTGTTAAGCAAACTGACTTCTTAGACAACCTTGATGGTGGGTTATATAATTCACAATCAATACATCTTGATGTGTTAAAGAAAAACAAGAGAGTTGTCAATTATTCTTATGATACTGCATTCAGTAGGTTCAAAACGTTTCATGATTTTAAAATTCCTGGACAATCTGACTCACCTTCGATTGTTCGACTAAAGACTTCTGATTTTGGTAGAGATACAGATACCAACTTTCAGCCAGAAGCACCACTACCAAAAACAATAACTGAAACTGCAGCGGTCACTGACGGTTATTCTAAACACATTTTCAATACTGTGGTAGAAGTTGTAGTTGCGGGTGATAGTGAATTGAATGTTGGTGATGTGTTGCTTCTAAAGATACCTGCCGCTGCAATCTCAAAAGATCAAGATGGAGAGGCAGATAAATACCTGAGCGGCAATTACTTAGTAACTAAACTCCGACACAAGATGTTAGGTGTTAATGGGGATAACTACACAACTACGCTAGAGTGCGTCAAAGATACAGGGTTCAAAGTATAATGATTCTTTCATTTAAAGAAAAGCAATTAATGGAACAATACCAACAGCTTGACGAGAAGCTGATCATGTTTAATAACGGTGCGCGTTATGGACAGATCGTTTTCCTTGCTGGGGGCGCAGGTTCTGGTAAAGGGTTTGCATTAGACAACTTTATGGAAGGCGATAAATTTAAAGTCCGTGATGTTGATGTGTGGAAAGAAGCATTCCTCAAAATTAACGAGTTGAAAGGTAAATATCCAGAGATAAAAGGATTGAATCTCAGTAAGCCAGCTGATGTATTCAAGTTACATGAGTTCACAAAGAAGTTTAAAATAAAAGAAAACTCATTAACCTCAATGTTGAATGACGTTGTTCGTTCAGGTTCTGCCAAGAAAGGCACACTACCAAACATCGTATTTGATATCACATTAAAAGAATTAAAACAAATGACTGAAGTTTTGAAGTTGGTTGAGGCTGTAGGATATAAGCCTAAAGACATTCATGTAAACTGGGTCTTAACAAAATACGAAGTTGCTGTTCAGAACAACCAAGAAAGACCACGCATAGTACCTGATGATATTCTCTTGAAGACACACAAGGGTGCAGCCCAGACAATGTCTGAGATTGTCAAAGGCAAACTACCAAAGGGTGTTGATGGTCAGGTTAATGTTATTCTGAATAATAGAGAGAATACAATCCCGAGACTAGACAAGAATGGTAAGGTATTTGTCGGCAAGGGCGGTAATATTGTAGTAAAAGATTTCACATACTTGCGCCTGAAGAAAGAAGGTAAAAACTTTGAGAAAGATGCTTCAGTACAAAAGCAAGTATTTAATTGGATTAAACAAAACGCTCCGAAGGATGCGTTATCAACCATAGACGAACCGAGGATATAACAATGCCAATACCTGGATCTGATCGAGAAAAACAATTTCTTTCTGAAGTAGCTCCTGCCAAAAAAGCGCAGCCTGAGTTTCTACAAGAAATTAAAAACCCAACTCATGATGTGGAGCAGTTAGATGAGCAACCAAAAGCAAAAAAGTCAAAAGCAAAACGCGGAAGAAAGAAAAGTTAGCTCAGAAGAAGTCGAGTTCGATCACCTCAGCGATGGAGTGGATCAAAAAGATAAAGCCAAAGAAGCATTAAAAAATGGTTTGTTGTCGTTTCTAAAACATGCAGAAACAAAAGGTAAATAATGAGAGATTATCTTGGTCGAGAAGACTTCACTTGGTTCTTTGGTGTTGTTGAAGATAGAAACGATCCAGTCCAGCTGGGTCGTGTTCGCGTGCGTGCGTATGGGTGGCACAGCGAATCTTTAGACGCAGTACCAACAAGTGAGTTGCCTTGGGCTATCCCCGTCAATAATGTAGACTCTGCTGCTATGAGTGGCTTTGGTAAGTCACCAACTGGTATGCTCGAAGGTACATGGGTGGTTGGCTTCTTTGCTGATGGTGATCGTGCGCAAGAGCCAATGATACTCGGATCTTTATCTGGCATTCCAGCAAACCTAGCCGATGTGAACCTTGGGTTCAATGATCCAAATGG